GATGCTTTCATAAAAAGCATACTTGCATCGTCGGACATTGTTAATGAATATAACGGTGTAATTCCTCATTTATACACGGAAAACTACCGATATGGCAGAAAAGGAGTGGAAGCTGACGGCAAACCATTTAGAGATTTCATCGACGCTATTGAGATAAAGAATTTAAATATTAAAATTAAAAATATTAAGTGCTATGGCAATAGATTTTAGAGAATGTGCCGGTGTAGCTCAATTTAATACCGGTACTTCAAAATGTTTGCTTGATCCTGGAAAGGTAAAGGCTATTATCCTGACAATGCACGGGTACAAACTTCCGGAAAATGCAACTGCAGAACTGTTGGAAGCCGCTTGTCACGATGACAGACCTAATCGAATCTTCCCGATCAAAACTATTATTGAATATGCTCCGTCTGGTGGCGAAGCAAACAAGAATGCTACTGGATATGGTCCTACTAAAATTACTTCCTATTCTGCAAAGGATGATGTCTGGACTGTAGACGAATACGACGCAAGTTTGAAAGCGAACCTTATGGCTGCCAAAGGCGTCGCTTTTGATGCGTACTTTGTAGACGATAACAATGTTGTGTACGGCATGAATGATGGAACCGGCATTCTTGCAGGTATTCCTCTTTCTGGTGTGTACCCAGGTGGACAAGACTGGGATTCATCCGGTACGGAAGCCAACCTTACTGTAGGTACGATGTTCAAGGACTACGAAAAATACGTGAAAAATGCCGATTATAAGGTATATAAGTTTGATGTGGTGGAAGCCTTGAAAGGACTTGTATATGTTGAACTCGTAAAACTCGACACTGGAGAAAACAATTATAAACTAAGAGAGCATTTTGGTGGCCTTGATGTTACCTCTTTCTTCGGTGCGACATTGGCTGAAGGTGCAACAACTTGTTTTGACGGTAGCGTATCTGCTGTTAAATACGAAAATGGAAATTTGGTTATCACGGCAACCGGTACTCCTTCCTTGAAGTCTCCGAAGGTTCTGCAAGAGAATGGTGTTGTCGGCATTGAACAATGGGTATCATGAAAGTCGAGGGAATCAATTTCGTAGACGAAGAAGTGCGGAAAATGAAGAAAAAAGAGTTTATTGCTAAACATAAAGTCCTTTTTTCTGACCGAACTGAAGCTGAAAAAGAAAATATCCTCTCTGATATCTACGATAGGATTGTAGGCGTCAGGTCTCCTTTAGAGGATACTATTTAAAGTGGTTTGTTTTCAGGAAGGGGGAGGGCATTTGCCTTCCCTTTTCTCTTATAATTTGCGTATGGCTACAATAAAAGAAGCATTGGATAATGTGACAGCTTTTGTTAATGGGTTTGAAGGAGAGATTCAAAATACCATGGATTCAAACAAATCTCTTGTTAGAGAGTTTGTGACAGAGCAGTTGTATTCAGGTGTAAATGGGAATGATAAACCTATTCGTCCTACCTATCTGAATGATCCTTGGTTTGCTACTAATGAAGCAGGAAAGTGGAAGAATAATGCAAAAGGATATGCTAAAATGAAGAAGAGAATAACAAAACCTACTCCCTCTTTCCAGGGTTATCCGGCTAGGGATATTTACACTCCCAATCTCATTATTACGGGTGAGTTCTATGATTCTATACGTGTATCTTCGTCCTCAAAAGGATTAAAGATAGAAACTAGAGGAAGCGACATAGGACCGGATATAGAAAGGAAGTATGGAAGTGCCATATTGGGAGTAGGAGTGAAGTCCCGTGAATACTTCCTCAAATATGTACTTAACCCGGCGCTTAAGAATTACTTTTCAAAATTTGGCGTATTATGAGTTGTTGGTGTCAAGGCAATAAGAGGCTTGCTTCTGAAGAGAAAATGCGGGAAATCGCAAAGAAGGCGGCTAAAATGGAAAAATCAGTGTATGTTCTATTTAAAAAAGAGGATGGCAGTATTTGGTATGCAAAAGAGGGAGAAGCATACAAAGGTGTTTTCGTCGAATACATATATCCGTAATACGAATAATAGAACAATGTTTGGTGTGCATTGTTAGAAAAATTACGGGGGTTATACAAAAATCATAGGAAAAATAGAACAATAAAATACCGTCGAGAAAAAATAAAATAATTGTTTGCCAAATAATAAAAACTTGCTATATTTGTAGTGCGATACAGCTTGGGGAAGCGCATATAAGATACTAAGTATTTCCATAGAGTTGGGAATATATAAACGGTGCCGAAAGATCCTCAAGCGTTCGGCACTGTTTTTTTATATTCCTGTGTGTGAAAGGGCACACTACGAAAATTGTATGAATGATATTCAGATTTTCAAAAATGAAGCTTTCGGTGAAGTTCGTGTAGCCGGAACAAGTGAAGAACCATTATTCTGCTTGGCAGATGTTTGTAAGATACTTGATTTGCAGGTAGGAGCAACAAAGAACAGGTTAGACGAAAAGGGGATTATCCTGATTAATACCCCTACTAATGGAGGTATTCAGCAGCTTATATATGTGAGTGAAAAGAATCTATACAAAGCTATCATGCGATCAGACAAACCACAAGCCGAACCTTTCCAAGATTGGGTATGTGGCGAAGTTCTTCCATCTATCCGCAAACATGGTATCTATGCTACCGATAACGTTATAGATCAAATCTTAAACAACCCGGATTTTGGTATTGAGATTCTCACTAAGTTAAAAGAAGAACGGTCGGCACGCATTGAAGCAGAGAAACAGGTAGCAGTACTAACTCATGTCAATAAAACCTATACATGTACGGAAGTTGCTAAAGAATTAGGGCTTAAATCGGCAATTGAACTTAATAACCGTTTAAAAGAACTTGGCGTACAATACAAAGTTAATCAGACGTGGGTACCATACACTAAATACTCTACTCTTGGCTGGTTTGATATAAAGCAAGAGGTTGCTGACAATGGTCATATTATCTATCATAGAAAGATTACCGGAATTGGCAGACAGGGTATCATCAATCTGTTGGCAATGTAATTCATAAAGAAAGGGCAGCCCTAAAGCTACCCTTTCCCGCTGATTGGCGTCAACTAATGTGCCGGTCCGAAAACCCCTAACACTAACTTATTTTGCTTTCTCTATTCTCATCTTTATTATCCTTGGAGCCGTTGAGCTCTTCATTCTTGTCTCGTTCTCCAACTCCTTAACTCTTTCCTTTAACTGAAAGTATTCATCAGTCAGTAATACAATTCTTTGCAGTAAAATTTCGTATAAGTCCATAGTGATATATTTTTATTAGTGTGATTCGTGTGATTCGTTTTATTTTTCGATATAGTTGTGGCTGTCCGGCATTGAAACGGACTGCTGTAAATGTGTGATGTGTGTTATACTATCCTAGCTAGCTTCCCATCAGAAGGATTTCCTCCAAACAGGTGGTTCAGATAAGCCAATCCCTTTTGGGTAACTAGCACTTTGGTTACGACAAACCCCGGATGGTTGTTGCGCTCGATGAACTTCTCCTTCATCTCGAAGTATCCGGCATCAATAAACCGCTGTTTGGGTTCGTTTCGGTTGGCGAAGAATACGCCCGCTTTCCTTAGCTTGTCGAATAGGGTATTTCGCCCAAAGCCTAGCTTTAGGATCTTGGCGGACATTCCTATATCTACCTTGTCGTCGGTGGCGAAGGCTGCGTCGGCAAAGTCTGCCTTTGGTTGGAGTTTGGCGTTTTGCTGCTCCAGTTGTTTCTTCTCCTGTGCCAGCCGTTGCTTTTCCTCTTCCGATGATACGAGGACTTTCAGGGCTTCGAGGTAGGTCTGGGGAGTTTGAGGTTTGCGCTTCTCTAGTTCGAGTTGTTCCCAGCGATCAATAATCTTCTCACGGAGTACTGCGTCGTAACCAGAGGCGAGGATCAGACAACCTTTCTTGGTGAGTTCGAAACAGGGGAGTTCTTTGTATCCTCCTCTTGGCTGTGGTTGCTTGTAGGATGTCTCCACAAAATTGTGGTGTGATACTCCTTGCTTTAGTAAGTTCCTGATGTCTCGTAAGATAGCATCATGTCTTTTTCCTGTAAGTTCGGCTATTTCAAGCGAACTCATTCTATCCGTCTCGTGGATTAACGTCGCCATCAAACTACTGTTATTTGTTTGATTTTGATTGATGGTATTGTTAAGCATAAACAATAAAAAAAGGTATATTGCCTTTCCCGCTGCTTAACACATACCATTGATGCTGTGGTTCCATTACAGTTCCACACGGGGGTACAATATACCTCAATATTTTAAAACAAGCATAAAAAATGCTCGCATGATTAATGCAAGCTCCGCCTGCACCAATGGTTTTAATATGTTAAGCACCGCAAACATACAAACTATTTTTGAAAAATGCAAGAAAAAACAACTTTTTTACCTTCAAAGTAAAGATATATGTTGATTTCCTTGTATTTATGAAGAGTTGTCAGTTATTTTGTCATATTGTATAACATAAAACACACAGTCATGAAAAAGATTTTATTCTCTATTACTATTGTATTACTTCTCTCATGTTCTAATAATCAAAAAAAAGCAGAAAATGAGATTTACAAGAGTATAAAATCCCAAATGCCAGAAGGGTGGGTATATACTCCTATTAAATTTAGTGAATTGGCGGATGTCCTATCTAATATAAATGAAGAAGAAAAGTATAAAGAATTAAAAGAGAAATACGATAAGATAGAATATCAATATTTGTATGATTCAATATACAATGTTGAAAAATACAAAGTTGATAGCGCTATGTATGGTAAAGAGCTTGCAAATGAGATGAGAATCAAACCTTCTTCATACGAAAGAGACTTATTGGCTAAAGAAATTAACGAGTTAAAAGATAAATATACTCCTTATAAAATAGGAACAGGAATTATTCATACTTATATATGTAAAACTAATTTCGGAGACTCGCTTTACTGTTCTAAATATG